GAAACCCAACCCGGCCCGTTTGGTCAACTTTCAGGAAATTCAAGTGCCGGACACGGGTGCGGACCAATACAGAAGGGTTATCCCCGGAAGCGTGACCATCTGCCAGCCAGCGAGAATAAGCCGTTACAAAGGTGTTGGTTGTCCAAAGTGATTCGGTGCCGATCTTGTTCAGGCAGTTCAGGACGTGTTCAATCACGGTTTCTTTTCCCGTGTAGGCTGTTCCGGCGTCGTTGTAGTCAATTGTTTTCAGTCTGGCAAGGCCATCAACGGCGCGGATTTGGAAAATAGGCAAAGCGCCCGCCGGGATGTCGTCAAGCTCTACCACATCCGGTAGTATTAACCCCGCCCACCAAAATGAACCGTTGCGGGTTATGGCCATGCGGAGGTCGGCCTCTGTGCGTGATGTGATTACGGAAATGAAGTCGGTAACGGCTGAAATATTGGCAATCAGGTTGACGGTCGTTGTGGTCGTCATAATGTTGCCGCCGGTGTAGTTTGTGTATTCGCCCGTGAACTGCTGAGTGAACCCGGAACCGTCTACCTGGCAATCAGTGGATGATCCGCCAAAATCGTCGTCGTAAATGTCTATCACATAGACATCTCCGATTTCATTTGTGAATCCCGTGCTTAGTCGTTTAGCCATTTGTCCGCCTGTTATTGAACTGTGCCCGATTGAGCAGGATTAGCAAATCGTTTCCGCTTATTCTCGCTTCCAGGGTTCCGCCGCCGCCATCGCCCAAAATAGATTTGAGTTTGGATAATGGCGCAATAACTTCGGGGTCAATGGATGCGTTTGGGTTATCCCCAACCGTTGCGAGAGTTTCCCCGTACGCAAGGCCCCCCGTTGCAAGTTTGGGCGCCTTGATCTTAGATATAAGCCCGGTAAAAAGTCCGGCAGCCAATGCCCCTGCCGCCGCCGCAACGCCGAGCGCCAATGGCCCCAATGCTTTCCCTGTTGGGCCTTTTAAAATATTGCTAACAATCCCCGTTACCCCTTCCTGGATCAGTGTTTTGATAATAATCCCGCCTGCCTGAAGTACGGCCCGTGCAAGGTCTTTTACACCCGTTATACCCTCTGTGACATTCGCCGTAAATGCGCCAAGTCCGGCAGAAAGTGCGGACTGAACAAGTAGCGCCCCGTTGTAAGTAGCCGCAAACGATTCTTGCAGCACAAGTAGTTGTTCCTGCAAAAATTCGATGCTTGTTTGCGCCTCTCCATTTGCTAATCCAAGCGCAAGCGCTTCTTGTACGGCCGTGATCTTGTCTTTTATGCCCTGGAACGAATTGCCCGTCAGATCTGTGCGCTCTTGAATAAGTGCCAATTCTTCGCCCAGTGATCGCAAAAAGATGTTTGTTTCAGGTGCAACAATATTTTGCTGAGAAATTCTTTTGAGCGAATCGGCAAATTGCGGAAACCCTTTTTTATTCAGATCATTTATTTGCTGCTGAAGTACGGTAAGCCGTGAATTGTCCACCGCAACGCCTATGCTTGCGTTTTGCTGTTCTTGCCCGGAAAGGATTTGGGGTGTGAAAATATCTTTTGCAAGTTGCTTTTCTTTTTCAACCCGGAATTTTTTAGCCTTTACCTCTGCATCTTCATAAGCCTTTCCAACTGCTGCAATGCCCCCGGCTTCACCCGTCAGGCTTTTCAATTGCGCTTCCAGTGCCGCTTTTTGCGCGGTCAGCTTCCCTGTGTTTTCGTTCAGGTTTTCGGTAAAGTCCCCAGCCTGTTTTGCAGCAAAAGCATATGCTCTGCCGCCCGATGTTACAAAATTTGCAACGGTTTGAAAAATAGTCGGGTCAGCATCTTCAAATTGCTGCTGGGTGTCAAGCAGCTTTTGTTCAACCTCGATCAGCTTGTTTGTTGTGGCTGTGATTCGTGCCCGTGCCAAAAGCTGTTCGTTGTATTTGTTCAGCGCCCCGGTGATGTCCTCAACCTTTGATTTCTCAATCGTCAAATCACCGAAGTAATCTGCGTTGATGGATTTCAGTTTTTTGAGCGCAACTTCTTTTTCCTTTCGGGATTGGTTTTCGTCTTTCAGGATGTCAGTCAACTGTTCTGCTTCCAGTCTTTCGGCGGCAATGGATTTGGCGGCTTGAATGTTGGCGTCGTTCACTGCGATTTGTGCAGACTTCGCCGCGCTGACTTCGGTTGTGAATGCGCTCCAAGCGGCTGCGAGTGCCAGTACGACGCCAATAGCCGCTCCGATGACAGTTGCCTTCATAACAATGGAAAGCGCCTGGAATGCCTTTACTGCGGTTCCTATGCCCGCCGCAAGTCCTGCAACGCCATTTGCCAGCGATACGCCAAAGGAAAGAAAGGCTTTGAATCCGGCGATTGCCAGGGAGACAACCGAAACCAGTTTGCCGATAATGAGCACAACGGGACCAATGGCAGCCAAAATAAGCCCAAAGACAACGATGTTTTTTTGTGTTTCCTGATCAAGCATTGAAAACCATTCGGTAGCGCTTGCAAGCGCATTACCAACGTCGCCCAACACCTTTGTTAGATTCAGTGCGGTTGAAATGCTTTTTCCAAGTTCAGCGGCTGAAAACTTTACACTATCCCGGAAGTTGTCGTAAGCGTTACCAAGTCCGCCGGTTACGTCCTGTAATTCAGGCAGCTTTGCAAGCGCGTCGGTAATCCTGTCAGAAAACTCTTTTGCGCTTATACCTGTTGCCCTGATTTTGTCAAGGTTATTGGTTCCAAAAGCGGCTGTAATGGCTTTCCCGATCAGCGGTACATTTTCCTGAATAATCCCAAAATCCTGTTGTAAGATTCGGTTTTTGGAAATCATCTGCGTAAGCTGGTATTGAACAGAATCAAGGTTCTGCGCATTGCCCCCCGTTGCAGCGATTGCCGTTCCGAATGTTTCCAAAGTCTTTCTGGCTTCATCAGCAGAAAAACCAACCGCTTGCAAGCGAATTGAACCCTTAACCGCTTCTTCAAACCCAAGCCCCGGAAGTTGCGCCGACTTTTTCAGCTTTTCCAGTTCAACCGCCGCCGCTTCACTCGATCCCATTACCGCCGTCAATCCCTTTTCCAATCGCTCCATTCCGGCAAAGGCCGTCAAAGCCCCGGCGGAAACCCCTGCAAGTGGCAAGGAAAGCGACTGCGTAAGGTCTGAGCCAATTTGCTGCATCTGCTTGGAAAACGCAGCCAATCGCCTGCCAATGCGTGTCAGTTCTTTATCCAGCGCCTGAGCATTTGCCCCAATCTTGATATTTAGTTCGCGTAATGCCATCAGCGGTTGAATTGATCAATTAGGAATTTGGCGTATTCGTGCGGTGTTGGTTTCGGCGCGGCTGCCGGCTTCTTTTCATCGCCCGGAAGGGGTAGGAGTTTTTCGGGCGTGATCCTATCTTTTTGCGCAAGCTGGATATTAAGCAGGATAGATGTTTGCCAGCGGATGCGCTTCCATTCTTCGATCTCGTGCCGGTTCTGCTTGTCGTAATGCGCTGAAATGCGAAAGGCGACCGCCCTGAGTGAACTTTGAAAAATTCCATTTCTGGCATTCCAAGTTCTCCCAGGGCAATCGCTTCAATCTCATGTGTACTTATCGGGTTTCGGTCGCTGCTTTCGCCTTCGCTTTTTTTTGGTCAGGCAGGAATTCAGCAATCGCGTTGACAATTCCGGTCAGGCCGTCAAGGTCAAACAGATCGCCAACCTTTTCAAGTGTCAGCGGTTCCCGAACATCACCACTTACCCGCCGCCCGTGATTAAGGCCAATCAGTGAAATCATTGCCAGCCCTTCGATTGATTTGGCGTAATCTTCAATCTCTCCGATGCTTTTACCGCTGGCCTTTTCAATTTCCCGGAGGGCGTTTATGTTGAAACAGACAGGGTAGTGAACCCCGTCTATTTCGATGGTTACAAACTTAGATTTCATATTTGTTCATTTTTTAAAATTACGATTCAGTACCCTGAGTAACTGCACCCGTCACCGTGAAACCGATGTCGTAGGTGACGTTATCTTCAACTGGAGCGCCTAAGCTGATCGAGTTGACGATTACTGATGCTTCCCAATAAGTATCACCTGTTTCTTCCGTTGTGAAGCGGCAAACCGATACCGTGCCAGCGTCAAACAGGGTGAAGATTTGAGATACTTTTTTGTTGGCCGTGTCCATTGACACAAATCCGGTCGTGGAAAGGGTTGCGGATTTCACACCCCTGCTTCCTTCCTGCCAACCAGCGCCCGGCGAATCCTTATCCAAAATGGTTCGGATTTCGGCGGTCATTTCCATGCTGCAATTCGTTGCCCGGCCAATGGCCACACCGCCCAAATACAGGCGGAAATCAGTTCCGTTTAATACTCCCGATGTCATGCTTCTTTAATTTTGCCGCCTTTTTCATCAGGCGCGGTTTTAGAATTATCTTCAACCACAACCACAATCGGTTGCTGGTTTGCTTCTTTTGTCTCCCTTACCATGTCGGCGGTCTGTTGGGCTTCAAATGGTTTGCCGTTGCCGGGAACCGCAAAGCCTCTTTGGATCAATTCAGCGGCCCGGTGTTTGATGATGTCGGGACGCTGATTCGTTACCCATTTACCAAAAGGTCCGTCGTAATCCTTTATAAATCGCACTTCCATGTTAGTAGATTATGAATTTCACTGTCGCCACATCAGTCGGAAACAATGAGTAATCGAAAATTATATTGCTCCCTGATTTTGTCCATTCGTTCGTTTGTTGGCCATTCAGGTAAACCGTAATTGCTGCGCTGTCTGCCGGAAGTACACCGCTGTTTGCCGTGACCGTTACTGTTGTCCCCGAAATGCCGGTGAAGTTTTGAGCAAATGGCTGTATTGAATCGGATATGAAGAAAGAAACCGTAACTACGTCAGTTGGGGAAATGTCGAATCCTATTTCAATATCGCTTCCCGATACTGTGAAATTGCTGGTGTATGCGCCATTCACGAAAACCGAAATCGCAGCCACGTTGACCGGCAAAACCCCTCCGTTGACCGTTACTGTCACGGTATTGTCAACTACATTCGTGAACGGTTCCCGGAAAAAAACAGCGTCAGACGGTACAGTTCCAACCAATTTCACCCGAAAACGGTAGTCCTGCGAAACCCAATACACACCTAATTGCGGGTCAAAATCGCCATCCTGTTGTCCTTCAAAAACACACCGATCAATAGCAACCCCTTCAACTGTACCCCGTTCCCGATCCAGTGCCGCCCGTGCTGCGTCGGCCATTGATTGCGATGTCAGGTACAGGGAAGAATACATATCCAGTTGCACAAAAACCTCATCAAGTGGCGAAACCCCGTCCTTTTGGTTCATTGGGTTGGTTCCGGTTACAGTATAGACTGCATACGGGAAAACCGCATTTTGTGGAACGGTCGTAGGATATACACGCAGGCCCGCAAGCGCCGCAAATGTAGCGTCGTTGGTCAGTAGTGTGTATATACTTTTCCCGATCATCTAAGTCCCTGTTTTATGGCTTCTGATTCCATCATTCGGAGCGCAACCCGTTCCATTGCGTTCAGTGCCTGCGTACCGCCTGCGGTGAGCGCCTTTTGCATCACTTTTTGCCCGAAGGCTTTTGCTGATCCGTAGATCATGTGCGCATACCAGGCATCCGCATTGCCTTCAGTTGTGCCAAGTGGCCCTTTTGCTTTGCTGCGTCGAATCAATGGCCCGACAACCGCAACCCCGGCCTTTGAAATCTTTACCCGGCGTGTACTCAGGTCTTGTATAGCTACCGCCGTGTTACCGGCTCGATAAATCGTCTTAATGCGGCCCTGACCATTTGGCGCCCTTAGCCTTTTCAAGAGTTTGGGCGTGTCGTACAAATAATGCTCACCCGTTGGTCCTTTGAAAATCGGAGCCGATGCCCTTGCTGCGTCCTGAATAAAAGGAACCCCGGCCCGTGCAATTTTCAGTCTGTTTTCAGCGCCGGAAACCGATGCCAATACGCTGCGCATTGCGGCGATTGTTGCTTCTGTTCCGGTTACCTGAAAATCAACTTCCATCACTCCCTTAATTTTGCTTCCAGTGTGGTATAAACCCGCCCCGGATCATGCGTAATACTCAAAATGTCGAAGTACTCTAAGCGGTATAGAATCCGGTCTTTCTGGATTACTGAGGTATTGTATCGGATGCGAAAAACTGTTGATGTAATTGCTGTTTTCTTCTCCGACAACTGTTCTTCATCCGAACCCGTCAAATTGTACTTTACGGCTGTCCAAACCGTTGAAAGCGTTGCCCAGCTTCCCGTTTCTTCGCCCGTCGCGTTTTGGCTTGCCGTGAATCGCTCTATCGCAATCCGTTCCCGCATTTGCCCGATATGCTCATTGGTAGCCTTTGCCATCAGAAATAGTTGATTCGGTACGGGTCTAAAATGCGCTGCGATGCGGACGGCATTGTACGTGCTGAATCTTGCCGGTTTTCGTACAGGTCAGCAAGCATCAATTTCATTGCGGTTTTGATTGGCCCAGGAACGTCGGACGCGGCCCCATACCCGGCGGTGTAAACTACCGTTACTGTGTTGGGCTCCACTCGCGTTTGTGGCCATTGCTGGTTCTCCTTCAGGAATACCCGCGCCGGACGGCTGTAATTGTCAAGCCCGTAGATGTCGGTGCTCAGGGTTTGGTTTGTTCCGGCTGAATCGGTGTAGGAAACGGAAGAAATTGCAATCGCCGGGGAAACTGAAAGCCGGAAACCACGCGATGTGAAGCAGTCGTATTTTTCCGTTATCGTCTGCGTGATCAAAGCAGAATTACAATACCGTTCAACTGATTGCCGGGTCGCTGTAATAAGCGCCGTTATCAAATCATCGTCCGCAGTCGTGTCTACCTTCAGGTGCAATTTTGCCTCTGTCAGTGTCAGCGGTTCCGTTGCCGGCTGCGTTGTGATTTTATATTGCCCGGTATTGAAATTCATGCGCGTATTTTGGTCGGCAACCGGGAGCGGGAGGGGATAGCGAAATTCCCGCCCCGATTGCCTGATTCTTATGCTTGTACCAGCAATTTGATCGCGTCCGTATTGACCAACTTGCCATCAGTTCGTAGCCAGCCCAAAAAGCCGTCTGCCAGTTGATCTGCAAAGCGTTCTTTCAGGCGGACCATGCCAAAGCCTTTCACGTTGCGAATCCGGTACTTCGACCAATCGCCGAACGCAATGGTTTTTGCACCCGTTGCGATGATTGGGAAGTCTTGGTTTACCACATAGCCGTGTCCCAGGATTTTACCCGGAATGCCTTCCTGAAAAGATGGTTGCCAGATCGGCGCAACGTTGGTAGTTTGATCGAGCTTCAAGATATACGCCAAAGTGGCGTCATTCATCATGAATTTTGCATTTGCGCGATACGCTGGGTCAACTGAATGTACAAGGTCAATCAATTCGCTTTTCGTGATCGCCGTTGCGCTGGCTGCTGTTTTTCCAGTGGATGCACCGCCAGAAGCCGCAAGGATGCCCGTAGGTTTTCCACTGCCGTTGCCGTCGGTGTAGGCTTTGTTTAGGGCACGGCCTGCGCGAACTCCGAAAAGCTCCGCAAGGGTAGTAGAAACAAAGTCTACGTCTTCATCCTGGATGATCTCCCAAGTGAGCAGCACAATGTCAGCCCAAGTGAAATCCCCAAGCGTCACCTGCGAGAATGTAAAGTTGTTGGAAGTAAGTCCCGTGCTGCGTTCCGCATCCTGCCATGCGCCTGTGGATGCTGTGTCGTTCACGGTAGGCACTCGCATAACGCCGCCGCGCTTGCTGTTATGGACGTAAGCCGCCTGAAGCATACCCCCGTATGCCTTTAAATAAATTTCCAGCATCCGGACAAATTCCTGTGGGACCAGGTAGGAGCCTTTCGCGTCGGAATCGGTGGAGTTTTGGGCCCGGGTTGGTGTTTCGGATTTTGAAAGCTTTCGGGCTTCCGCTTCCGACATGCGCGGCGCGTTGTCATCCAAAAGGCGTTCAAAATATCGCTGCATTTCGCTTTGCACCTTTTTTTCATCCTGGCTGAAAGAAAATTCAGCTTCGCGGGTATTCAATTCGGCGTCAATCTGCGTCTGAATGCGGAGTTTTTCAATCTCTGCATCGTATGACTGCATTTCTTTGTACGCCTTTTCCCATTGCTGGTTTTCTTCTTCCGACATTGCCCGCTTTTCGTCAGCGGCTTTTTTCGTGAGCGCGGTCATTGCTGAATAGCACCCGCCCCGGAGCTCGTGTAATTGCTTCTCGTCACGCATTGCGTTTCAAATTTTGATTTGTGATTGAATGAGCAGGTGGGGCATTAGCGCAACCCGCCAATTATTTTCAGGCTTTGCGCCTTCTTTTTCGTTTTCTTCTTCCTGTT